CTAAAACAAGAATATCACATATCAGTTGGATTCCATTTAAGAAAATGCCAGAGATGTATAAGGTTGTAGAGAGTATGATGCATAAGACTAATTTAAATCATTTTGGTTTTGAAGGTATGCAACTTACTGAACCAGCACAGTACACAGAATATCCTGAAGGTGGATTCTATGATTGGCATATGGATTCAGATACTCATTGTCATAACGAACCACCTGTTCGAAAAATATCAATGACATGTTTATTATCTCATGAATCTGAATTTGAAGGTGGTGGATTAGAGATTGCAAAAGATGGAAATATCGTTAGACCTAAACAAGGACAAGCAATATTCTTTGCATCCTTTATTAGACATAGAGTAGTTCCAATATCTAGAGGTATACGAAAGTCATTAGTAATGTGGTTTGGTGGCACTCCTTTCAAATGAATTTTAATTTTGTATTTTTAGGTCAATCTGTACTTCGTTATATCGTTCCAAAAGGTATCTTTGATGAAATAAATAAGATTTATGAAAGTAGATACGGGGAACTTGCAAAAGCCAATAAACAATTAATTGGTAAAATCGATGATGAACGATCTATGTTTTATGATGGTGATGACACCTCTAAAATGCATAAACATAATTATCTTACACCAAATGTACAACAATGGTTTATGTCCGTATACAAACACTATTTAGATTGGAACAAGCTACGAGATTATAAACTACATTTAAATTCTATTTGGGTAAATGAAATGAAAGCAAATGAATATAATCCAATTCATATTCATCAAGGAAACTTAATGACAGGTTTAACTTCTGTCATGATACTAAAACTACCATCAACGTATGGTGTAGAGTATTCCGCAAATGATAAACCAACCAATGGTAGACTTCAAATTATAGGTTGTTCTTCTGGTCAATTCTCCAATAGAGATTATTCACCGCCTATGGCTTTAGGTGATTTCTATGTATTTCCCTATGACATGAAACACTGTGTATATCCATTTAACGGCACGAATGAAACACGAAGAACGTTAGCAGCAAACTGTGATGTTCTATATAACCCACTAGAAAACAGAAAAGGATAACGATGAAAAAAGAACTATGGTTTCCAACACAAATCTACATCAAAGATTTTGCTGTAGATAATAATGAACTTACAAAATTAATTGTAGATTGGTCGAAACAAGAACCCACATTACAAAAAACTAATGTTAATGGTTGGCATTCACCAGTCGATATGCACAAACGACCTGAATACAAACCTCTTATTCATGAACTATTCATGATGCAGTTTGATATATTTAAAGAAGAATGTTTAGAAGGAGAACCATTTCTTGGCAATATGTGGGCCAATATTAATTATCCAGGTTCATTTAACAGAGCTCATATTCATCCTAATTCATTATGGTCAGGTGTCTATTATGTAAAAGCACAACCGAATTGTGGTCATTTAAAAATAGAAGATCCTAAATCAGTTGCATTGATGACTAGACCTAAACGAACGGATCAACCTCTTCCTAAATATTTATGGGGTGAGGCACACTATGAACCTGTTGCAGGAAGATGTATTATGTTTCCTTCATGGTTAAATCATACTGTTGATGTTAATCAATCCAACGATATTAGAATATCGGTATCATTTAATTTCTTACAAACTGGAATGTTTGTATGAGTTTTAACGAAAAGAAATATCAAGTTATTAAGAATGCGGTATCCTATGATCTTGCAAACTTTGTGTTTAATTATTTTCTATTAAAACGTGATGCTGTAAAATTTATGTATAATAATAATCTTGTTCAAGAGCACTCGCTTCTTGGAACGTGGAAGGATCAGCAAGTGCCAAATGTATATTCACATTACGCTGACTTTGCTATGGAAACATTATTGATGAAAGTTATGCCAGTTATGGTTAAAGAAACAGGACTTAATTTAATTCCTACGTACTCGTACGCGCGCGTGTACGAGCGAGGCTCCATATTAAAAAGACATAAAGATAGACCATCTTGTGAAATATCTACCACATTAAATTTAGGTGGTGACCCATGGCCAATCTTCATTGATCCTACAGGAAGTAATAATGTTATAGATGAGTATAAAAATATTATGAAACCTAATGCACCAGCTGGTGTTAAAGTAGATTTAAAACCTGGTGATATGTTAGTATATTCTGGATGTGATTTAGAACATTGGAGAGAACCATTTCAAGGAGATATTTGTGGTCAAGTATTCTTGCATTACAACCATCTAAATGGAAAGTTTGCAAATGAGAATCTATATGATAAAAGACCTTTGTTAGGAATACCGCCGTTTAGAAAATAATGTTATAATAGGCACAATATGCCTTTAATAAAATTACCAATCCTTCCTGGTTTAAATAAAAATATAACGGCTACACAGGCTGAAAGACAGTGGATTGATGGTGACAATATACGATTTCATTACGGTAGCCCAGAAAAAATTGGTGGTTGGACTCAGATCGGTTTTAAATTGTTGGTTGGAGCTGGAAGAGCAGCACATACGTGGTTTGATTTAGATGGTAGCAGATATGCAGCAATAGGTACTAATAAAATTTTATATATAGTATTTGATGATGACTTTTATGATATAACTCCGTTAGGCACAGCTTTAACTTCGTGTACTTACACTTCAACATTAAATTCAGCTACAGTAACTATCAATAAAGCTTCTCACGGATTGTCAGTTGGTGACATAATTATATTTACCTCGGTAACTACACCTGGTTCACCAACAACTAGTTTTACATCTACAGATTTTACTACAAATCCTTTTGAAGTAAAAACTGTTCCAACGTCTGGAACCTTTACAGTAACGATGCCAGTAACTGAAACAGGAACTGGAGTAACTGCTGGAGGCACAATCACAACAACACCATATGCAACTATTGGCCCCTTAGTTTCCACCTTCGGTTATGGTTGGGGAGCAGGAACTTGGGGTTTATCAACTTGGAACACACCTAGAACTGTTTCAAACACGGACATTGATGCTGGTAATTGGTCATTAGATAATTTTGGAGAAATATTAGTAGCAACTGTAAAAAATGGTAAAACTTTTAAATGGGATCCTTCGGTTGCAAGTCCACTTACCACAAGAGCTACTGCTATTACTAATAATCCGACTAGTTCTGTACTTACAATTGTTTCTGATAGAGATAGACATCTAATTCATTTAGGCACTGAAACAACAATAGGTACACCATCATCGCAGGATCCTATGTTTATTAGATTTTCAGATCAAGAGGATATTGAAGATTATGTCCCTACATCTATTAATACTGCTGGTACCTTTAGAATAGATAATGGGAGTAGAATAGTTACCGCAGTAAAAGCTAAAGACTACATATTAATTTTGACTGACGAGGCAGCTTATACAATGCAATTCGTAGGCCCACCATTTACTTTTTCTATAAGACAAGTAGGATCAAACTGTGGGTGCATTGGTGATCATGCTGCAGCTTTTGCAAATGGTGCAGTTTGGTGGATGGGTGATTCTGGATCTTTTTTTGTTTATGATGGTACTGTTAAACAAATACCTTGTACGGTAGAGGATTTTGTATTTACAACATTAAATGGTAATCTAGGTATAAATTTTGTTCAAGGGGATTTAGTTTACGCAGCACATAATAGTTTATTTTCAGAAATAAGTTGGTTTTATGCAAAATCTGGTTCTAATGAAGTAGATAGGATTGTTAGTTTTAATTTTGAAGAAAACATATGGTATACAGGGTCCTTAGGAAGAACCACATATACTGATGCTCATGTATTTTCTAATCCTAGAGCAACTAGATTTTATAGTGATAGAACACCAACTACACCAACCATAAATGGTGTGTCTAATGGAGCAAGTATTTATTTTGAACATGAGATTGGATTTAATGAAATTACAAGTCCAACATCAAACACAATATCAACTGTTGCTATATCTGCGTTTGTATCATCTGGAGATTTTGATTTAGATGTAGAGGGAGAGGGAGAATATTTTTTATCAATTAAAAGATTTATTCCAGATTTTAAAAATTTAGCAGGCACCGCAAAAGTAACATTACAATTTAAATCATATCCTGCTGATACTTCAGCTGCCGCAGGTCTTGTTACAAAAGGTCCATTTAATGTTACTACAAGCACTGACAAAGTAGATTTAAGAGCTAGAGGGAGACAAGCAAATATAAAAATTGAATGTGACTCTGTTGATGAAAATTGGAGATATGGAATATTCAGAGTTGATGTACAACCAGATGGTAGACGCTAATGGCAAAAATTGATGTTTTTATACCAGAGCCAACTCCATCATATGATGCATCAAGTCAACGTCAAATTGTACAAGCGTTGACGCAAATTAAAGATCAACTTAATAATACATATCAACAAGAACTAAATGAAGATTTACAAACCTTTAATTGGTTTTTATTTGGAGCAGGA